CCCCAGCGTCTTCTGGACCAGTAAATAAACAAGGGTGGGTTCACCCAACTGGTGGCATAGGACGAATTACCAGTGCTTATGGTGACACTAGTCGACCGAAAGGAGGTTCGAACCCGCATTTGGGTATGGATATTGGAAGGCAACTTTCTCCTGCAAAGGAGATTAATGGACAAGTTGTTTATTCTGTCTTAGACGGTGTAGTTCTCTTGGCAGGATGGCAATCATCAGATCACAAGTCGGGTGGCGGGGTTCGTGTGCTCATCCAGCATAAAGACAGAAATCTGACATCCTTTTATGGACATTTAAAGGAAGGTTCTTTGATGGTTAAGGTCGGAGATAAGGTAAAGGCTGGACAACCAATTGGGCGTGTCAATAACTCTGGATCCTCTACAGCTGCCCACTTACACTTTCAGTTGCATAAAGGACTTAATGGTGCTGGTCAAAAAATTGACCCGCTTCCTTATCTGGCTCCATGGAAGGGGCGGTAATGACAGATAATTTCTTTTCAAAATGGTGGCAGTAATGACAGATAATTTCTTTTCAAATAATGATTCAAACTTCTATTGGTTCTTCGGATGTGTCGAGGATCGTGATGATCCGATGCGTATTGGTCGAGTAAAACTGCGAATTCTCGGTTATCATACTGATGATAAAGAGCAGTTACCAACTGATGATCTTCCATGGGCGATGCCAATTATGCCAGCAAACAGTGCCAGTACTTCTGGTATTGGTTGGTCGCCGACTGGTCCAGTAGAAGGTACGTGGGTGTGGGGATTCTTTATGGATGGTGCAGAAGGGCAACAACCTGCATTCGTTGGAACAATTAACGCTGTTCCTGAGAGTAACGGTAGTGGCGGTGGTAGTGGAGATGGATCTGGGAACTCACCTACCTCTGGTGGTAGTGGAGGCGCAGGTGATGGTGGTAAAGTGGATCCTGCTGAATTGGCAAAACTCAGCAATTGTGATTGTACCACGTTAGCAAAATCCCAGATGGCGAGGGGTAATAAAGCAAATATGCAAGTAATCATCAAGGCAGGGCAAAGCGCAGGGTATCCACCTAAAGCGATTGCAGGATTGCTTGCTATAGCAGGAGTTGAATGCGGATTTGTTCCTGTAAACGAGGATACTCGATATACAAATGTATCTGTTTTGAAAAAAGAATTTAGTAATGTATATAACCATCCAAATCCAGATGCATTTGCACGTGCTATAGTTGCTGGTGGAAGTGTCGCTTGTGCAAATGCTATTTACGGTGGACGTGGAGGTAATGCAAAAACCATTCCTAATACGGGCAGTTTGGTTTCTACCGACAAAAACCAAGATGGATACAAATATCGCGGAAGAGGATTTAACCAATTAACATTCAAGAGTAATTATGCCGCCTTGGGTAAAGCAATTGGTATGGGTAATCAATTGGTAGCAAATCCTGATCTGGTAAATACTATTGAAGTTGCAGCAAAGGTTCTAACTCAATTTTACTTCACGGCAGGACTGAAGAAATCACAATTAAATGACGATAACATTGGTGGTAGATTGATTAAATTGACAGGTAATGATATGAAAGGTGGTAAAGGTCCAACGAGTCATGAACAGAAAGCTGCATTATATAAGTGCTTTATGGAAAACTATACTAAGAACGGGAATTTTATCTAATGTTGGATGTTCTGCGCGATCAAGACTTATCTAAAATTCTAGATAATACCAAAATAAGTAAGGTTCTCTCTGAGATAGAAGTCAAGCAATTGATGGGATCCATCGCACAAGATGTGGGTGGTGGTGCACATTCTACGATTTCAGACAGCGGTAAGGTTGGAGCATACGGGTTTAATCTTGAAGCACTACAAACAGTTGGTGCAGTGGCACCTAATGCTGTCGAAAAAACATTAGAGAATATCAAAAAGAATATTCCTGGTATTTCAATACTGACAAAGAAAACTTGGGTTAGAGCACAGGCATCTGATCCTCTAGCGAAGTTTGGTCTTGGTGGATTGATTGGTAAAAATCTCGGTAAAAACTTTGCGCTTGATGCTCTTAATAAATTGGGACTTCCGATTCCAACGAATATTGGTAACGTTGGTAATAATCTAAACTTTGCTGCTCTCGCTGATCCAAAAATTTGGACTGCAAAACTAGGCACCGCTGCAGAAACTGCAAATAAGGTTGTTAATGCGGCAAATGGTTCTGTTGGGTCCGCAGTTTCTTCAGTTAAAAATACTCTTTCTAAAGAAGTGTCTGGTCTTACAACTAAACTTGCAGTAGTAGGAACACCAACAAAATCGAATGAAGTATTAAGCACTACAAATAAAATGGTTAAGACCATAACAAAAACACTTACTTCGTCTGCAGTAAAATCTGCGACCGAATTAATTACCAATTCAGTTAAACTTCCATCCGCGACTAAGGGTGCATTTGAATTGGTTTCCAAACAGATTGATACAAAAACATCTGCGGTTAATGAGGCAATTGATGTTTCTTTTGATCCATTCAGAATAGTACCTTCTATTGAAAACCTAACAACTGCAGTGTCTGCAGTTACCTCGTTGGTTAATACACACGAAACAGAAATCACAGAAATTATTGATGATGCTCACATCGGACAGATTACTAATCTTGGTGGTGGTGGAAGTGGATTTCTAAACGATCCATTCGCGCAAAACAACGCAATGGTTTCTCTGCTCGATAGAAATATTAAATCTCTTCTATCTTCAAAGGCGATTTCATTAGACTCTCCCAAAGATGTTATCTTAGGAATGTTGTCAGTTGCTAATGGTCAGGGAATTGACACCGCGATTAAGTTTGCTAATGGATTGATTAAGACAAGTTCTAATGGGAAAACCTCCAACGACTTCTTTGGTGTTGGGTTTTCTGCAAATAAATTATTTGACGAACTCTTGGCAATAAGACCTGGATCCCCAACAATCTCTGCACCAAATCCTGCAACACTTGCTCAGGCAAAACCAACTGTTGCCAACCAACCGACAAACGAAGGACTGCGAGATAGCAATCCTCGTATTGGATATAAAGATCCAAATAACGTTTATCCCAAGAAGGAATATCTCGAAGCAGGTAATGGTGACGTTAATGCGCTTGCTGTTGGAAAAAATCCAGGAGAAACTAAAGCACTACCACAGGATCAAACGATTCATGGTCAACATGATGCGCAGAGAACCACGTCGAAACCTATTGCGGGTAGAACAGGAGAATCTGTTTCTCAACCGAAGTCTGCCTTTGCTGCTGAGTATCCATACAACCATACATACCAGAGTGAATCTGGACACACTATGGAATTCGATGATACTCCAAATGCAGAACGTGTTTCGTTAAACCACAAATCAGGGTCATTCCTAGAAATGCGCCCAGATGGTTCACAGGTAAATAAAATTATCGGTGACGGTTATACAGTTATCGATCGCAATGGTGTTATTACCATCGAGGGTAAGGCAAATGTTCACGTTGGTGGTAGTTGTAATATTTACGTAGCAAACAACTGTAATCTTACAGTTGGGGGTAATACAAATATTGACACACACGGAAACGTCGACTGGAAAGTCGGTGGCAACATGAACCTTGCGGTCAAAGGAACTTTCGCCACTCGCGTCGATGGCGATTATTCTATGGATGTGAGCGGTGATATTGATTCAGCAACTTCTAAATCATATAGACTTGGTTCTGCAACAAGCGTTGACATCCTCTCAAATGGTAAAATCAATATCGATGCGTCCTCTGATATTAACATTAAGTCTGACGCGAAGGCGAACGTCTTTGGCGCAGAGACAAACATCAAGGCATCTGGTAAGACAAATATCCAAGCAGGTTCTACTATGAACGTCAAGGGTGGTGGTGCTACCAATGTTGATGGTGCAATCATNACAGTAAATCCTGGAAGCGCAGGTTCNGCAGTAACAGCATCAGATGGGACTCCTCCTGATATTACTATTGTCGCAGATCCAGTTTCACCGATGAATCCAAGCGAACCAGAATTTGTTGGTGGTAATGGTGGTGTTTCTCCAGAAGAAGCAAAGGGTATGGATTATGATGGCGAAGATGGCATTGCAGATAGAAACGCTGCTGGTATTGAAGATAGTGCGACTCCAGGAGAAGAAGGATCTAGTAATTTAGTAAGTGGAAGGGTTGCACCTACTGCATGTAATGTAACCAAGTCTGGAGTAAAACTTCCAGATATTAACATCTCAAATGGTATTAACTATGGAATGAAAATCTCTGATAAGTTTACTCTGAAAGACGTTATGGTAAAGGGTAAACTACGAAATTATGGTGGATTCAGTAAAGCAGACATGATTGCAAACATGCGCTGCTTGGCAGTAAACTGCTTGGATCCAATCAAAACTAAGTTCCCTGGAATGTATTTCACGTCAGGATTTAGAGATTATATTCCATCTGGTGGTTCTACGACCTCGCAGCACATGCTCGGGCAGGCAGTGGATATGAAATTCAATGGAATGACAAAGGGTCAATACCACGATGTAATCGTCCCGTGGATTGTCAAGAACGTTCCATATGACCAACTTCTTCTTGAGTATCTACCATCTGGCGGACATTGGATTCATATCTCGTTTAAAGAAAAAGGCAACAGATATCTGCACTTTACCATGTATAATCATAAACGTGTTTCGGCACCTGGAACTTTCAAAAAATACTAAAAAGGCATATAAATAAGTATTATGAAGACAGTCAGAATATACAAAGATTTAGATCTTTCCTTTACTCCGCATCCTGGAACGGGTGATGTGGGGATGAAGTTTGACATCAATTCAGTAAAGCAATCGCTTAGAATATTGTTGTTAACTTCCAACGGAGAAAGACCGTTTAACTATATTCTTGGTTCTCCGATTTATAAGATGTTGTTTGAACCTATGGATCTTATCACTGCGAATATGTTAGAATCGCAAATAACACTTCTAATCAAACAGTTTGAACCTAGATGCAATCTTCAAATGGTTGAAGTGTCACCAAATTTCGACCTTAATCAGTATGATATAAACATCAGATTCTATGTAGTTGGTACTCCTGGTCCAATTACCTATTCAACATTCTTAAAGAGAGCTCGCTAAATGGCAGAACTTAGAGTAACAGAACTTGATTTTATGGGAATCAAGCAAAACCTGAAAGAATATCTTGCTTCTCAGGATCAATTTTCAGACTATAATTTCGAGGGATCTGCTATGTCAGTTCTTCTCGATGTTCTTGCGTATAATACGCATTACAATGCTACACTTGCGCACCTTCTTGCGAATGAAATGTTTCTTGATAGTGCACTGAAGAGATCTTCTGTTGTGTCGATTGCAAAGTCAATGGGGTATTTGCCGAATTCTCAGCATAGTGCAAGAGCAGTAGTTGATCTTGAAATAACTGCTGTTGCAAATTATGGTCCAGAATCTCTTACTTTATCTAAGAATACTTCCTTTACGGCGACAGGAATTCCTACAGATTTATCTCCATCTGGTATATACTCATTTAGACCAGACGATGATTATACTGTTAATGTATATGATCAAATAGGAACAAGCAAAACATTTCTATTTAGTGATGTCAAACTAATTGAGGGCAACAGAGTTTCAAACCAATTTCTTGTAGATACAACCAATCTCTCTGGTCCATTTACCATTCCAAATAAGAATGTTGATATTACGACAGTCAAGGTTTCTGTTCAAAATGATGAAACTACTACCGCATTTAATTATTCAGACACGTACCTTAACATCGAAAACAACAGTAGTGTTTTTTGGATCGAACTAGACTATGATGGTTTATACCAAGTTGTATTTGGTGATAATATTCTTGGTAAACAATTAGAATATGGTAACATCGTTACTGTAGAATATTTTGTTGGTTCTGCTGATGGTGCAAATAATCTCTCGAATTTTTCAATGCCTACTACTCTTACTGGATCAACAGAAACTAAAACAATAACAACGATTGCACGTGCTTCTGGTGGAGCACAAGCAGAGAGCATCGATAGTATTAAATTTCATGCTCCTAAATTCAATACAACGAGAGATCGAGCAGTAACTGCTGATGACTATGCAACCCTAATCAAAAGAAGTTTTCCTGGGATTAATTCTATTTCTGTGTGGGGAGGAGAGTTAAATGACCCTCCCATTTATGGTAGAGTATTTATCTGCCTAGATCCAGTTGCAGGAACTGTTATTACAGACAATGATAAAGACATAATTTTAAGAGATATTATTGAACCAAAAAGTGTAGTTTCGATTCAAGCGATCTTTATTGATCCGGAATATACATTTATCAGTGTTGATTCGACAATTAAATATGATCAGAAGCAATCTTTAGAAACTTCAACCGAACTTGCTGGGCGAATAAGAACAAAAATCGAAGACCACTTTGACCTTAATTTGAATAAACTCGGTAAAGATTTTTACTTTTCAAAATTGAGCGCAGATATTATGGATACTTCTAATTCGATTATTACGAATAAGATTGATCTAACTTTACATAAACGGTTTACAGGTGTTGTAACAGATCAAAATTCATTTAAACTGAATCCTACCTTTGGACACCCTGTACTACCAAACAGTTTACGTTCAACATATTTTAACACATTCTTAAATGGTGCATATTATGATGCATATATGGTAGACGTTCCTGATCAATCTCCACCCGATCCAACAGGATCTGGAACAATTTACCTAAAAGAAATTGGGACTGATACAGTTCTGTCTTCTAGTTTTGGGACAATAGATTATATTAATGGCAAAATACTTGTGCCAAAAGTGTTTTTTATCTCTCTATTAGGTGGTGCAGATGCATTCAGAATATACGTCAAACCACAAAATGTTACATCTGATATTACTACAAAGATTATAACAAGCAGCATTCCAGTTGATAATTATAATGGAGCAGTTATCCCCCTTCCTTCCAGAAACTCTTTGTTAAAATTGGATGTAGATAGTGCTGCGAATGTCGCCGCGAATATTACTCCAGGTCTCCAGGTAACGGTTACAACATAATGAGTTTAATACCATCATACGAGAAAGTTGTTACTGGGTTTACTATAAACTCGGGTGGGAGCAACTATGCCTCACCAACTATTGATATTGAT